TCGTCCCAGCTCCCTGAACTCAATGACAAGCTCGCAGCCGACGCAGAGCTGTCCAAGATCCAGGCGGCTCGTCAGTCGTATGGTCTCGGATATGCGGGTAACTGCTGCCAGACATGCAAGAAGGTCGTCTTTGCAGGAACCTGTAACTGCACGGGTGCGTCTCTTGCGCCACTTGGACTTAAGAGTGCCATCCAGCGACCCCATACGATTGAGCCTAACGCTTAAACATGATCCTATTATTCTAATAATGTTGTCCGTCTATACATATCCAATTCCAAAACCAGAAGACTGCTACGATATGTCACGTCTTTCGTTAGAGGATGGATTTGTTGACGCAATCAAGTCAATTGTATCTCATCAAAAGGGAGGAACAATTTGGCTTGGATACCTAGAAGGATGGATGCTTACCCCAATGGAGGAAGTCATTCTTCGTAAAGCAATTCGCAACTTTCACTGTATAGTTGTTTCACGATTTCCGCTTTCCTTCTCTCAGGCCTGGAAAAACGAAATCGATTGGGTCTACACAGTCAGGAGGTATCATGGAGAACCCAACACTAACAACGATGGTCGTTTTGTACACGATGGGAGTGAAGCTGAACACCGACATCCTTGCAAACACCCTGCCCCTAACGACGGACATCATTAAGATTGAAAAACAAGGTATTGTTAAACGTGGATCTTCAAAGCGTGACCAAATTAAAAGACGAGCAAAGACGACACCGCCAAAGCGAACCACTGGATTCGGTCACAATTCCATTACCTTGGTGGTACTGTCTGATGGAGACGGAACTCTTCTTCGCAAGGAGATTACGGTCAAGATATTTCAGAATGGCGTATTTCACATCACGGGTGTCCTGGACGAAAAGTATGATCGTCATGTCACCAGCCTACTCAAGAATCACATCACAACAACATGCCCCGAAGCAGTTTCGGGTGAATGGACGGAGATTCGTCGTGTGGTCCTGATGAACTACAAGACGAAACTCGTTGGAAATACAAACTTATCTAGGGATACTCTCTATGCAGCTCTGCGAGGTCGTGGCGTTACAACAGTCTATGAGCCTGCAGTCTATCCTGCGGTCAAGATCTACTTTCCAGAAACCAAGTGGATCGCAAAAGTGTTTCGCACTGGTCAGATCATTCTTACGGGAATGACAACACACGAGGAATGTGCGTCATTAATGACTCAGTTAAAGCCACTGATCTTAGTATAAATATGGCAGCACGTGAATTAACCCCAGAGGAAGTGGAAGCAGGTCGTCGTGGAATCAATGACGAGGACCTTTCAGCAACGCAGATCCAGGCGCTCGTGCGTAATATGGATGCGTCAAAGAACAAGTGGGCTCGTCTGAAGAACAACAAGCAGGAGTACGAACAGAAGCTCCAGGAGGATAACAAGATTCTTTATTTCAATTACCCCTCTCTGTTTCAGATGCACGCAGAGGATCGTCTGGATGTCACCTTTTTTGAGATGCTTACGTTGAAACGAAAGATTGAGAAGGGCGAGGTCACTCCTGAGCAGGCGACTCAGATAATTGGTCAAAAGTTATACCAGCGCTACATTCCTGAACAGTCTCGTCCTGTTGCTCCAACAATGTCGTACGAGGAGTTCTATCGGAATCAATAATCTCGTAGGATTGGGTGCTCTTGTAGGTCAGGAAAAAGTACCTACGAAGCTCCTCCCAGGTGCAGTCAGACATTGCATAGCACTTCATTCTAGAAAGGTTCAGTCCATCCAGAAGGCCACATAGATCTTCTTTTGACATCCCATTCTCCAGTACAAGAAAGTCATTCTTATCGTTACCATAGAGTTCACGAATGGTCTCTATGTTATCAATCAGCGTCTTGTACCCGAGAATACAATACTGCTTCGTGTGGTCAAAGTTCAGAACACTGTTGCAGTATACGTAGGTAAAGTTGTCACGCTTCCACATCCGTGACCATGAGTCTGGTGATACGGGCTCAAACGAACCAAGCTCCTTCATCCGCTGATCAATCTTATGGTGATTGAATGCCTGAGGCACAATGAACTGAGGACCAATGCGATTGATCTCAGAGTTGCGGATCAGTGAGAAATTGTTCCACCCGTCGTTCATGTACTGGATGTATGCGAGCTTGTGAACACGGGCTATTTTTGTCTTTACTGCAGTTCGCATGATAAGCTCTTGGTCATCACAAATAGGAAGGAACTCCGAGTAGTTTCCTAGCTCAAGAAGTGTCGACCGTTTCCAGATACGAGGGTGATTAGGCAAGGCAACAATATGGCTCAGCGTAATGTTATTGATGTTCGCAGATGAAATCACGTTGACCCACACCCCGTGGAACTTTTGACAGTAATACGCACAATGCCCTAGACCAAAATGATCTCCATACGAATGTGGGGTTCTGTTCTCATACAAGTGAGCACCGTCCATGTAGACAAACCCAACCTCAGGATCCGTCTCAAATGCACTCACTGCATCCTTTAAGCAATCAACAAGGATCTCGTCATCGTGATCAAGTTCAAGAAGATACTTGCCACGGCAGAGAGATACGCTCTCGTTCTTCACGTTTCCAATGTTACCACTGTTGCAAGACCTTCTGTACAGACGGACTCGTGAATCGTTTCCAACCACACTCTTCAGAAACTCAAAATGCTTATCATCAGGAGAATCATCCAGCACAACCCATTCCCAGTCACGCATAGACTGCATCTTCAGACTGTTGTATGGACGAAAAAACTTGTGATACGAATTGTAGCAGGTCGTAAATGCAGAGAACACTGGACGAGTGGTCTCATGTTCAATTAGAACATTGTGAATGTAACAGTAGTTCACTCCGTGGTTGAATGCATCAATGTCAATCTTATCAAAGTGAATCCACTTCAGCCTCATGCGGTTCACAATATGATTATGAAGACGACCATAATACTCGCCTACGTTGTTGCCATACGTAATAAAAATATGGTAGTTTGAGTCAAAAAGTTTCAAGACATCGTTTGGATCTGATGTCACGTTCACAGTGCAGTTTAGTTTATCCTTGTTTTCAGTTAGAAATGTATCAATCTCTGCATAAGCCTCGTCTCTGAAGAAGAGGATGTTCGGATATTTCATTGTTACTATTCAATCGTTTACTCCTTAAGTTCTGTCCGCAGCTCTTGAAGGATCTTTCCAAGAACATTCTTACCAGGCCACTTTGCAGGATCATTTGCCTTTGCAGTGTCTGCAGAGGTTCCAATGCCCCAGTACTTGTCACGGGCAGACGCCTCACCAATCGGACGAGTTCCAGTCTCAAGCAGCTTCGTCTTCAGATCAGGGTGCTGCACGAACTTTGCCTTGACCGCCGTTCGCATGATGCCATCCTTAGTCTTGTCCCACTCTTCCTTGACGAAGTCCTTGACCTTCTTTCCCAAAGCCTTGACTGCCTTGGGTGAAGGCGTCTTGAGGATCTTGTCTGCAATAGCCCCATCACCAAACTGCTTAGCCTTGGCCCACTGGAAGTAATGCTCTACCGTCTGGAATGTGATGGAATCCACCTGGAAGGGAGCCTCATACATATTTGACAGCGCCCTCCACTCGCCCTTACCCTCGTCCGCTCCAAAGAACAGCACTGGTTCAGCTCCAGGCACAGCGACCTTTCGCACGACCTTCTTCTTGGCAGGTTTGACCTCAGTGGGCTTCTCCTGTTCACTGCGCTCATCCTTCACCTCCTCCTTCGGCGTCTCCTTGGGTGTCTCGGGTTCGGCCATTGGAATCTCCACCTCTTGGCGGTCAGTCTTCTTGGATCGCTCAAACACAAAGCTTCGGTGGAGGAAGCTGAATGCCTGGTGCTCCTGGGTGAGAAGGATCGTATTCTGCTCAGCATAGTGGTCTCCGAACATCTTGCTTGCCACAAGCTTGTATCCATGCTCCTCAAGGACCTTGACCATCTTGTCAAAGGGAACCAGGTACTCCTTCTGAGGCTGCTCAAAGCTCTCCAGGTGAACCGAGACTGGATTTCCAAACTCCTCGTTCCATCCAGATCCATCGTCATACTGCTTCACAAACTCACCAAAGACCTGAGAGCCTGATCGGAACATATGGCTCTGCTTGCCGAGCATCAGAGAATAGACAGCAGCACCATCCAAGCACGTACCGAAGAACATACCTGTTCCGTGGTTCTCAAGATTGGTCGCAAACTGCTTGAACTTCTCCTCGGATTCGCAGGCATAGTGGATCGCCATCTGGCAGGAGATCACATCAAACTCGGTCTTTCCTGCAAAGGTCTCCAAGTACGGCGTCGGTGCAGGGCTAGATCCCATCACGATTGTAGAGTACTTTTCAGGTCCCTCAAAGAGCGGATCGGTCATGTCTGCACAGATGAACAGCACAGGAGGAATGTACTCGGTAGGGTGCTTAGCCTTCTCCTTGATGTATCGCACGCAAGCTCCCTGACGAGGTGAGATCAAGCAGGAGTTAGAGACGTCCAGACCCACAACCCTAGACGGCTTAGTGCGCTTCCACTTGAGAAGGTCACCGCCACGGCCCACTGCAAGCTCAAGCAGTCCATCGCCCTCCTTCACACAGGTTCGGTAGAGACCATCCTTGATGCGGTTGTGGAATCCATAGACATCCTTGAGAATGCGGTCACGGGCATCCAGATTGTCTCGGTAGTAGAGATCGTCCTCAAAGGTGGAGTCGGGAGGATTCGCCACCAGGTTCTTGATCATCTCTTCCGTGATCGGCACGTGGATATTGGTCCAGATGGAATCGGCAACTGCGATATCATTACCAAACTGAGGGCGGCCCAGAACACGATACTGATGCGTCTTATCGTAGCGGGTTCGCATAATGTTCCAGCGACCAATGTCCGTGTTGTAGGAGCACTCAATGATGGTGTTGCTCTCTACACGATTGCCCTCGGCATCCACAGGTACGCCACGATCATTCAGAGGCAGAGAGATCACGTGAGCGTCAGGGGCACGAGGAACGTTGGGCTGAAAGGGAGAGGGAATGCGGTCTCGGTTCTCGGACTGGAGACGCATCTCATCAGGAACCACGGGCGGCACATACTCACCCGTCATTGTCTCGCAAGGATACACGATGTCCCCTGGTGTGCGTGAGATATACAGGGTTCCCTTAACTACCCTCTTGTTCAGAGCCGTGTCAAAGCTCTCACCTGGCTCAAACTTGACCAGGAAGTCAATGCTGTTGTGAGATGCGGGCTTCCACTTGTAGACTGTGAGCCACGTCTTGCCCTTGCGCTCATTCAGGGGACCCACGGGTGAAGAGCGAGGCGTAAAGACCAGACCATCTGTACCATACTCAAACTTGGTATCCAGGATCTTGCGAATGGCCTCCTGCATTGCCTCTCCGTCTCCCGCAAGGAACATCTTGGTCACCACACGCAAGGGCTTGGTTCCAGGCAGAGAGGTAAAGTCCGTTGAGAGGTCATTCACAAATGACCGACCGCATCCCAGACGGGACTTGTTCATGTCGTCCTCGGATGTGAAGAGCGGAAGGCGACGGACGTCACGGTTCTTGTACCAGTAGACATCAAAGATGCAGAACTGATTACGATCTGCAAGGTACTCGCCGTCAATGATATCGCCTACGTGGATGTCCTTGGTTGCGACCAGACCAGTCCAGGTGATCACGGAACTCGGTGTGATCCGCAGAACACGACGGTCACGCATCACGACCAGGAATGACCGCTCACCATCAGCCTTGTTGGTGACCGTGTAGCCAGAGAGGATGTTGTTCGGACGCTCGGCAATCAGATGACGGCGTTCCAGGGTTACAGGATTCAGAAACGGAGTACGAGTGGTCTCAAACTCCATCCTATAGCGCTCAATGTCCGAGACAGGCAGAATGAACTGAGAGCCTTGGAAAGCAGCGATCACAGGCGTAATGTGACGCAGCATGGATTCCAGGATTGCTGTATCGGACTTGGTGCGATCAATGACCTCCATCTCAAGCTCGTAACTAGGCGTCTGCTTGAGGATATCTGCAAAGGTCTTGGTCTGCTTGGTCTTGGACTTGCTCTGTGAGAAGTCGTATTGGATAACTCCATCCAGGCTGGTCCAGGTCTTGCGATGAAGGATGCGGACGTGGCTGGCCGAATCCATAGGGGATCCAGAGAAGTCCTTGCGAAGATGCTCCTCATGACGAAGAGTAAACCTGACAGCTGCGTCAGGGACATCAATCGTGTCCGACTTGCCCTGGAGTGCCGTGACCACCTCAAAGTAGCGGCGCTTCCGCTCAACTTCAAGAGGGACGCCTCGGAAGCTTCCAGTTGTACAGACCTTGTGGATGTTTTCAGCTCCAACGACTACAACACGAAGTCCGTCCGAATAGGAGAAGGTTGCTCGGTGCTCTTCGATGGGGGCACCGCGAGAATAGAGTTGAAGAGATTTGACAATGCGATCGGCAATGTCCTTGGTGTGAATGAGATTGGGTAGAAGCTTGCATTCTAGTTCTGCGTGTTTATCCTTCTTGACCAGTCCGGCAAATTCTTTCAGACTGGTCTTTACCGACGAAGAGAGAAGGCTATCCATAGTTCCTTATCTTTATGCGTGAATGAAAAGCGTCCGTTTTACCTCCTCTCGTAGGACTTCCGCTCAAGCTCATCGGCCTCCATCATCTTGTGCTGATCAAGATAAAAAGTAACCATCTTCTCCATCTCGATCAAACACTCATCTGGCAGAGCATCGGATGAAACCAGCACTCCATTCTGCGTCTTGGTAAAGCTCTC